ACTGGCTCGATTAAAAATTGTAGCAATTCGCACGTTTATGATGTTAAACTCGCACCTGTCGAGCTCTCTCGGCAAATTTGTTCTCCTAATGGTGCCCCAGGCTCTTCGGAACCTGGGGTTTCTACATTTGCAGATCTGATTTGGCCCGGTCGCACATCGTTTCAGCTTCCGATCTGGAAAAAATCGCACGAAATCGCACGAAGTTCGCACGTCTGATCGCACGCACGAAACCGAAAACATTTTGATTATGCGTCCGAGTCGGTCGAAATCGTATTTTTTAATCTATATCAATAAAATGCGAAAAAGTTTATTAACTTTTATTATCTGAAAAACCTCATAAATATATAGACATTTTGTACGAAAACAGGCAATATAACCATATTAATTAACCATTTTTTAAGGAGAATAAACATGGCAGATTATTACAAAACAGAAAAAAGTAATGAATTTATAAATTACTTTGAAGCTACTGACGATTTAGTAGCAATGTATTTAGTAGATAAAGGTTTTGCTTCTACTAGAACACCTGAAATGAGCAAAGCCATAACCCAAATGCACAAAGCAATATCTTTGCTTGATGGCAGAAACACAGAGTTAGTTAAGAAATTGTTTCCAGAAATGGTAGCAGTTGCACAGCTATACGCTGATATTTTTCCAGACTGTAAGTCATGGAAGGAGGACGAGCAATGAGCTTGTCCTTCAACATCACACTACAAACAGAGCCGACTGGACAGAACGAGTTTGACCTTGAGATAACTGAAAATTATGAAGGGGACAAATGGCATGTTGCTGTCTTTATACGACTGGCCGAAAATAATTACGAACATTGGGAGACTGTTGGGCTAGATACCATAACAGAATTATTTAATTACATAAGACAAATACAAAAAATAGAGGACTAAATATGAGCATACCCACAGAAAAAGATTACGAAGAAATCGCACAAGCATTAAACGACCATTATGGCGGTCATGAAATAACAGAAAACCATTTATGCAATGTAGCAATATTAGAAAGTTATATGCCTGACAGTCCAGGTTGGGCTGGAGATATTGCGCTTGTTGTTCATGGAGTATCTTGTTGCAAAGATATTCTTTACAGAATAGAAAATAAATGGACATGGGTTGAAAGCATGAACGAAGGCGAGTATCACCACAACAAAGAACTAATCTAGGAGAGACAATGCAATTTACCAAAGAAGAATTACATTTACTGAAAATATGTTTTGAGATCAACGCAGGTGATTTTTATGCAAGACATAGTTTATTTACTCAATACATGAAAGAGGATCTTGGATTTTCTGAAAAACAGACAGAAAAATTATTTAAAAACATAGAGCGCAAGTTTAAGGAGGACGCATGAAATATAAAATGATAAAAGTACATTGGGAAACCGAAGAACTAGATAGAAAATATAAAGATAATGGTTATCCTGAAAAAGTTTGGAAAGACAACGAAGGCATGCCATTTGGCATTTATACCATTGAAATAGGAGAAGATGATTTTGAGTCTATCTTAGATGCAGAATGGTTTTGCACTGAGGAAGAAAGAGATTTTGCCTTTAAAAAATATGTGAATACAGATAGAGGAGTTCTTGTATGAAAAATAAAATGACGCCAGTTGAAGCTGTAAATGTGATCGAGAAGAAACTATTTGACAATCGAGCAAAGCCATATACTGAAGAAGACGCACAAATTGACAATGCCTGGGATATTATTAAACTTCGTTTGGATCTTACAGATGAAGAATTTAATATAATCTTTGGAGAAAAATACTAATGGAAGTAATTATTTGGAAAAAAGGTGTTCAAGCAGTTGAATACTATTGTGATAGTTGTAATTCGCAAGTACCAGAAGATGAAGGTCTTTGGGTAAATGGTGAAATGACTAGACCGCATGAGTATCCAAAAGGATTTTGTAAAACTTGTTATATGAAAACTCGTAGGAGGGTAGTGCCAAATGGCGAATAAAAAACTAACAGAGCTAGATCTGATAAATAATCCATCGCATTACAATACTGGAGATATTGAATGCATAGAGGCCATTCAAGCTTCAATGACCACTAGACAATTTCAAGGTTATCTCAAAGGTAATGTTATGAAATACGTCTGGCGTCATGAATACAAAGGAAAAATGCTAGATGATTTGCGCAAAGCAAGATGGTATTTAAATAAATTAATTGAAACGCACGAGGAGAAAAAATGATTATGGACTTACCTTTTTCTGCCTACACTAGAAATATGTACGCAGACGCATTAACAGAACGTAGAGCTTACAAACAAGAGCCAATAGATTACGAAGTATATTTAATAAATAATCTGGATTGGTTGCATAAAGAGTATCTTAAGATCGCACAAGAAGATTAATCTTCTTCTGTTTCCCACTCACCAATTAATTCTAATAATTGTTCTGGGTTGATAAGTATTCCTTGAGAATTACTTTCTTCCAGATAGTCTTTTATCTTTTGTATTATCATCTTCGTCCTCTATTATTCTAGCTTCTCCATCTATGGATCTGATTTGATTTTCTTCCATGAGTTGTTTCAATCTATTCTCTAATTCTTCTCTACTCATGGAGTCAATCTTACCAAATCGCACTTCCTTACGATCAACCATGAGGCCACCTAATTTTGCTCTGGCAATCTCAGCATTTACAGCGGGACCGTATGAGCCATCAGCCGCAGCTGCATCTCTGATTGTTGCTAACTTCCCAGCTACATTCTCAAAAGTAATATCATACTTTTTCCTTTGCAAAGCTTTCATATCTCTAATCCTCTCCTGGACATGTGAATATTCTTCATTGTTCATCATACGACTCGCAATAACTTCTGGATTTTTAAAACCTGCACGAAACGCACACTCACTTTGATTGAGATCCTGATAAACCATCAGGTTTACAAAGACCTCTTGCATTTTAGTTAGTTTCTTTTTTGGTTTTGCCATCTGCTACAAATCTCCAATCTTCATCAAACATGCAGTGTCTAATCGCACCATCTTTCATCTGATACAAGAACTGCATGTCCAACAATTGTATTACTTTTCCTTGATTAACTCTATTGTAAGTGTACTCAGTATGAATAATCTCATCGTTCAGCTCTGGCTTTTTGTTTTTGCCTCGCATTTAACCTCCTGTTCACACCTGTTTTTATATTATCTAAAGTTTTTTGCGACAAAGTGCCGTTATGCCTTATCTTTGTACCTATCATTTATGGCCATTCATTTTTAATATTTCTGCACCTTCAAATATTTCATCGAATATTTGCATAGCGTCACACCCATGTTCAGCTTCAAACTTATCTCTACATTCTTGCAAACTTAGATCTTTGTTATTCAGATAATCATCATAATAATCTGCTGCTGAATTTTCTACATCCATGTATAGCTCTTTTACTTTTCCCATATTTTACCTCACTGTTTTATTAATTAAATTAAGAAAGAAAAAGGGAGTGGGAATGTGGGATTTATCCCCACTCTTTCCCTTCTTATAGAAGTGCACAACCGCACAACTGCACAACCCAATAAACATAAGGGTTTCAGCGTACGCTGTGCGCATGTGCAGGCATGTGCAATTGCACAACCGCACAATCGTTAAGTCATTGATTTTGTTGACTTTTCTCAGACGCTGTGCAAAATCGCCAATCAGCGTTGCACAACCGTTTTTTAGCTTAATCATGACAAAAACACGACATACTATCGTCCTCAAATAGATCCAACATCTTAGGATTTTTTGCCTCTTCAACAAGCTCGATGTAGGGCGGCCTATCAGATCGAAAGGTTGCGCCAGACTCATTACCAAATCTATTCTCCTGGGCAATCCACCAATCTGCTAAATCAGGTCGTTCCTTCATCAAAGCATTAAGAGTTTTGCGTCCCTTCAAGAAACACAAGTCACAATTACCAGCTACTGTTTGACCATTGATTGTCGGCAATCTCAAATCAAAGTTAGCTTTCTGCCAAAATTCTAATACATCATCTATCCCATGCTTTGCTTCATACATAGGCATGAGATTATCCCAGCGCTCTTTAGTCGAAGCATTACGCGATGAGATTACACGCTTCGGCTCGTCATATCGCAAACCAAGAATATTATCCCAGTATTTGTAGCCTTTAATCTTCCACATAAAATCTTTCATTCTTCTGATCTTCATCTCAGCTGTGCAAAATCTAGCAACTGGGTTAGGTAGATATGCCCTTCTATCTAACAAAGCAGAGAAAGGCTCACCATTTCTGGAAGCTGACTCATAGTCCACTATTTTTGTACGATATATCGGCTTCTCATCACCTATCTCTAACT